AACCACTGATAAAACTTTATTTGAGCCTTGATCGATGGTGACAATATAAGGCAACATAATACCCGAAGGCTGCCCTTGACTATCCATATCTTCAAAACCTTCCAGGTCCAAGTCAACATGAACTTCAAGTAAGGTGTAACTGTCGTCTGAATAATTAGGGTGTAATCCTTGAAGCTCGTCAGTAGTTTCTTGAATAGCTCCTTCATCGTCTCCAGTGTCTGTCGTAGATAATTCAACATCTTTATATACTCCCGCAACTTGTAGTTTACGGATATCATTAAAACTCATTCGCACCATGTGTGTGACTCGTTCTGCCGTTCTGATATCAGAGGCAGAATACGGAACTATTAAATCTTCTGCTGGTACAAATTTAGATACCGCTCTTTGTTTCGTAGGATCAAAGTACACTTTTTTAAATGTAGAACCAGTAAGTGGTAAATAAAACAACATCTGGTCTGTGTCTTGATCGTATTCTTCCATGACTTCAGTGATCTGATAGTTCATGTAATCTTTTATTCTTTGTGCTTGGTCTTCTGTTTCTTTTGTCGCAACACCAAGTATTTGTGTTTTTACTGGGCCGCCACTTGGTAACATTTCTTTATACGCTTGTGACTGAAACTGTGTTGTTGCCTCTGACAACAGTGGATGTGTTACACCACTTGCACCAAGAAACGGATCGCTTCTGTCTTCGTAGTTTATGCCAAGCAAGTTTAAACCTTTGGCTATTGCTTCTTCCCAGTCTTGTCTTGATTCCAAATCTTCTTTTACTTTTGATTGTAGGTCAGATGCGATAGACGCTAATACACTATCTTCCATAACCTCTGCTAGATTGGCTTCATGGTTGTATGGCTCTGCCTCAACTTCCATTTGTTCGCCAGTGTCTAACTCAATACCCTCTGGCAATGTAGGTGCAACATCATCTAACTCTATTTGCAAACTGTCAGACTCTGCTACAAAACCAGGCCCACCAGCACCGATCTCTTTTTCTACCATTGTAGGTATTTGTCCTCTTTCTGCCATCATGCTACCTTTCTAAATTTACTAAATATACCACCTTTTTTGAATCTTGGCACTTTTAAATCAGAATCTATTTTACTTAAATCAATAATTCTAAAAAGATCAGACTCTTCATTGACAGGTGCACCACGAGTTTTTCCTATTTCTATCATCTGTGTAGAACTCGGAGATATGTTAGAAGATGAGCTATATAATCTTTCTTTTGTAAAATACGCATTACCATATTTTTTCAAGATAGAACCTAATTGTTGTGTGCCTGCTGCAAAACTATATTTTTTAGGGTTTCCAGAACTACGAGCAGAGGCATAATCTGCTAGTTTTGGAAAGATGATATATCTTTTTCCTTCTTTTTTAGCATCACTTATCATCCTATGAACCATCAACTCTAGTCCTTGTTGTGAGTTCTGAACTGGTGGATTTTTAGCTAACTCATAAGAATCGTTTGGATCTATGTGTTTTAAAGTTTCTTGTAAAGAGTCTTTTACTTTCTGTGGAACTTTATCACCTAATTTATCTATTAATTTTAACACTGCTCCTCTTTGTTCAAAAGGTCTCAATTTTTCTTTTAGATCTTCTATATCATCCAATAATCGTCTAGCTCTGTCCTCTGCCACAGCTTTTTCTGCGTCCAAACCAGCAAGTCTTTCTTGATTAGCCATACTTTCTATAATTGGATTGTTAGATTGTGAGAATACATTAATATGAATGTCATTATAAAGATCGTCTTTTACCTCACTTTTTCGAATTTCTGGACTTAAGTCAACAAAGTTAAAATCAACAGTCCCTCTTACTCCAGGAGGTGTTACACCTAATACTTTTTTAGGTGATGTGTATTTAAAATCCACAACATTTTGAGCACCCATTTGATATTTATAATCTGTAAGTAAAACTCCTTTATCAGTAATTTTAACTCTATTAGCTCCTGTGTTTTGAGGTACTGGTATGCTATTGTTTAGTTTTGTATATTCGTTAACAGTTTTATCTATTATTTTTTCAATTATTTTAGATCCTTTTGTCTTTCCTGTTCTGTCTAATTCAGCATCTGCTAAAAAATCTTGAAGCACTTTTTTTCTTTCGGGATCAGATATAAACGGTGTATCATCAAAAGCTGTTCTCCTCTTTTTTTCTGCAGCCTCTAGTCTTTGTGCTAATTCTTTTATATTGTCTTTTCCAACAAGTCTTCTAAACTCGTTATCGTTAACAATGTTTTTTATTACTAAGGCTTTTACATATTTTTGTTCTAGCTCTAAACCATGATTTCTAAACGCATCTTTAAAAAATTTAGAAACATTCTCAGAATCTTTAAAATAGTCTGGATTATCTAATAGTTTCATTTGAACATACTTTGCAAAAGTGTATTCTATTCCACTTCCATGAGCCTCTCTGCCTTCATCAATATTATTGAATCTTAGGTTGTAATCAAACTGTTCTGGATTGAGTTTTTTATCTTTAATCAGTTTATCCACAGTTCCAAAATAATCTCTTAGCAATTCTTTATCTATTAATCTTGCATCTCTACCACTATTCAAAAAAGTGTATAGAGCACTATCTTCACCTGCCTTATGATCCATGCCTCTAGTCATTAGAGCTTCTTGTACATTTCGAGCACTTGTTTCACCTCCTTTAAGAAGGAGACTTTTTCCTTCTTCTGGTGTAAATTTGCTCTGTATAAATTTTTTTATTGAAGCAGGTATTCCAATATTCATTTCGGCAACATCATCAGGGTTTATTCTACTCATGTTAAAACCTGTTTTACTTAGTCTACTTTCCGTGGCAGCGTATGTAGGAGCCGTGCTAAACATAAAGGTATTATTCTGAGGATTGACTACATCCTCTCCAAGAAAACGAATTATTGGATCTTTGTTTAGGTTGTATGTTGACTGCAAAAGAGCAGCCTTGTTTACATCATTATCTACTTTAAATACTTTTTCTTTCAAAGGCGTAGTAAATTTTTCTAGTTTGTCATACTCTGCCATGAAGTCATCTTTTTCTTTTATTAGTTCTTTTGCCTTATCTTGCAGTTTAGTCTTAGTTGCAGTAAAAGTTGATATCCCAAGTTTATTTTCTTTATCTAACTTAAGAATCTGTTGAGCATCCATTAATGTTGAGTTTAATATAATTTCATTTTTATTATTTAATGCTTTATTCAAACTGCTAATTATTTTTGTTGATCTTGAAATTTGTTCTTGTGCCATATCTTCTATAGCATTAGCTTGAGCAGAAGTAATTTTTCCGTCAGCAAGATCAAGTTTCGCTTGATTAATTCTATTATTTGCCTTCAATATTTTTGCTTCTTCTGCTGTTTTGTTTCTTTGGACCTCTGCTTTTCTCTCTGGTGAGTCTTGAATCAACTTTTCTTGTTTTTTCATCGCTTGGTTGATCTGTAACTCGTTTACAAATCTAGAATCTTCTAACTTGGGTGCATTAGCACCTAATTCGAATCCCATAAAACCGTCAACAGCTCTTGTGTGTGCAAAGTAGCCACCATCAACTGCATCTTGAAAACCATGTTCACTATAACTTCGTCTTAATTCTTTTATACTATCTGTATCTCCTACTGATTTGAAAAAATCTTCTAATTCTTGATAGGCTTTTTTAACTGTGTTTGTAGAATTAAATCTATCAACAGACGATCCAAGGAGCTTATTACCCTTTGATCCAGTTCCAAAGATAGTGTGAACAACATCATAAACACTGTCACCTCCAGGATCTATTCTTTGCTGTCCTTTGTTTCCCATGCCTTGTCTAGATCTATTTTTTATAGCCTCAAGATTTCTGATCTGATTTAAAAAATCAGTTTTCTGTTCTTGAGCTAAAGTTGGATCTGCTGCAGCGCTTTTTAAATTTGAGATTTGTGATTCAAGAGCTAACTGATCTGATTCTTTGTATACGTTAACCTCTATGTCTGGTGTAAACTGTGATGCAATATTATATAGTTTTTCTTTACCGTCTGCTGCTTCAAATTTTTCTTTTGGATTAAGTTCTAAGTAACGTATCAAACCAACTTCTTCTGCTTCTTTATATAATCTATTGTTTATACCACCTTTTAGTGTTTTAAATTTTTCTAAAATTTGTGCGCCTGTCATAGGAAACTGTATACCTTCAACAGTAGTAGTAATCTCTTCTTGGTAAATTACATTACCGAACTCGTCTTTCTTTGGTATTGGTTTACCTTTTTTAAATTTACCTGGTTCAAACACAGGCATCCTTGTCTGTTTTAGTTGCTGAAGCTCACCTTGACCTGTGCCAAGATTCTCTATCTCTTGCAGTAAATTAGAATAGAAAACATCGTCTTTACTCATTCTTGCCGCTATACTTACGTTCTTTTTTAAGTAATCATCTTCAAAAACGTCTGCTTTTTTTGGTGGCTCTGGCATTGAAGGCAAAGTCTGGTCTGTTGTCATCATTAATTGTTCGGCAGTTGTCGGTGGCGGCGCTGGTATTTTACTCGCACCAACACCCGCCATAGCAAACTGTGAACCAAACCCACCATCTGATGGTGGTCTGTTTTTCATCCTCGCTGCTAACCTTGCAGTTGCTATCGCCTTTGTTAACAATGCTCCAGGAGCAAAGGCTCTACCAGCACTCTCTAGTCCCCCTTCGGTGTCTTGTCCGAAATTTTGAAACGAAAATTCTGGAAAATCTTTACCCATAAATCTTTTCGCAAGAGCTTCAGAGCCAAAACGATCTATCAAAGTTTGTATGCCTTGAGGAGTCTGTCCGTATCTTACATCATAGTAAAGACCTGCTAGGTCAGCAGGCAGACCAAGTATGTCAGCAGTCTCTCCGACAAGTAACCCCTTACCGAATCTTTGTAAATCCTCTAGTGTCTTTCCTAAATCTTGTGGCTTTGGGCCGCCTGGAAAATATGGTTCTGCCATTATGTAATCCTAGTTGTTCTCTTCTTTTCTGGTAACATAATCTTTGAAAAACGATTAGTTACAGTATAACCACCAGTCTGTTTCTTTACTGGTTGTACACGCTTTGGTACAAACTTTCTCTTCGAAGGACCCTTGGTCGGTGGTACACCTTTCCCGAAGTTTTTGCCTGGGACTGGTTGTCCTCTCCTCGCCAGTTCTTGATACGCTCTAATTCTATCTGCTTCATCTGACATTAAAATACTCCCTTGAACGTCCCACCACGGTTTTTCATTACACCGCCCATGTTCATCTTCTTAGTTATATCACCTTTTATAGTTCGTTTGGCTCGTCTACCAGTCAACACACCTGCTCTAGGAGACGACTTTTTTTTCAAACCAAGAACATTACCAGTTTTTACTTTGTTAGCCTTTTCTTTTTTCATGGCATCGTGAGTGTTAATACGCCTCTGTAATTTGTTTACAGCTTCATCCATAAGTATAGGATCTTTAGATTGTTTCATTTTTTTCTGTAAAACAAGAGCCTCTTCTCTAGTATACCGTCTTCCTCCAAACACAATTTTTTTATCGTCTGTAGTACCAGCTTTTATTCCAAGAAATGGTCTACTAGATTCAGTGTATGCTCTCGCATTTGCTTTTGGTTTATCTTTTGACATACTGCCTCCATCACTGAACTTTTTACCAATAAACATCTTGCTTCGTATACCTCTATCCAAGCCTGGTGCACCACCGATCTTGGACAAAGTTTTAACTTTTACGTCACCACCTAAAGGTCCAGTTACCTTCTTTTTCCCTACTTCTTCTAATTTTTTAGCGGATTTTTTTAGTCTTTTTTCCCCACTTTTGATCTCTTTTGACGCTCTTTCAGTTACCTTACGTTGGTTTTGTTTTACTTTGTTCAACGCTTGTTTCTTAAGTTTTAACTTAGCAGCTGCTTCTCTTGACTGTTTTGTTTTTTCTTTAGCAGTTTTTTCTTCTGCCCTATATCTTTCAACAACAGCGGCAAAGTTGTAAGGGTCATACATGACCTTTTCTCTTTGCCTCATGCCTTTTTTACCAGTCATTAGTAAACGCCTTTAAAGGTCCCACCTCTGCCTTTCATGACACCACCCATGTTCATACGCTTCAGTATTGAAGTAGGTACATTCTTAGCTCGTCTACCAGTTGCTACACCCATTCTTGGACCTTTGGGACCTGTCTTTTTCACATTTTTGCTTTGGTCGCCAAACTTTTTAATGTTAGCTTCAATAGACTTCTTAACTCTTTCTAGTCTCTTTTGTTCTTTGACATTGCCTTCTTTCTTGGCTTTGTTCATGTCTTTCTCGAACTGAGTCATGAATTTACCAGAACCTCTAGGTGGCTTTTTCTTTCTAGGTCTGCCTGCTTTTAAGTTTCCAAACCTATCATCAAAATCAAAATCTTTTAACCTAGTTCCTTTTCCGCCCTCTTTTACAAGGTCTCTTTTTGCTTTTTTTCTAAGCTGTTCTCTCTCATCATCATCTAAGTTTTCTTCACTAATCTTATCTAAATTAAATGGTGGTTTTGATCGTTTAGCCATAATACTCTCCTTTAATAGTATTCTCGTTTATTTCTCGGATACCAATCTTCTCCTTGATCCTCTCCGTCCAGTGATATAAAACCACCTTGTCTAAATCGCATGATTGCCATCGTCATACTATCACAATAGTCATCATGATCTCCATTTGGAAAAGATGCAACCTCTTCTATTACATCCTCTGCAAATTTCTCTCCACTAGGATACCACACTTTTCCAGATTCGAAAATAGGAGATACTATGTGCATCCTTGTAGTCTTATCCAAGTTACCCTTCTTTCGTCTGCCAGGACTAAAGGTGAGAACTGGGAGGTTAAGTAACCTTAATTCATCTGCCAAAGGTTGTCCACTTGCTTTTGCCTCGATCAACATCATGTCTGGTTCCCAGTATTCGTTCTCTTCTATCGCTATCTCTTTCAACTCTGGAAAATTCCAACGACCCTTCTTCGCATCTAACATTATCAAATGTTGAACACCATTGGCTCTTGGCTCAAAAACACCCCATGTCGTAATCGCACTATAGTCTGCTGTTTCTTTTTTAGAGTATGCCGTATCATAACTCTGGATTATATAATCTAACTTCGGCACTGCCTCTTCTTCCCACGGAGTCCACCACTCCCTTTTTATCATCGCAGTTTCTTCAGACGTAGGATTCTGTTGCCACTGTGCGTTCCATTTCATAGGCGACAATGATGCCTTGACCTTTAACAACTCGTCCTTGTTCCAGAACTCGGGCCACAACAATTTATCATTCGGTAAAATCGCTGGAAACTCCACGATATCCCACTGATCTGCCATACTATCCTTTGCTTGTGCCTGTAATAATCTGCCTGTCAGATCCTTCTTTGACCATCTTGTCTGCACAATGATGATGGTTCCCCCAGGCTGCAGCCTCTGTCTCGGACCTGATGTGTACCACTCGTATGTATTATCATAAGCAGTCGTGGACAGTGCATCTTGTTCCGAGTGTGGATCGTCAATAATCAATAAGTCTGCACCACGACCAGTCATCGCTGCTCCAACACCCGCGGCAAAATATTCACCACCAGCGCTTGTCTCCCACCGACCCGCGGCTTGACTGTCTTGCTTCAAGTCCGTATCTGGAAAAACTTCCGTGTACACTGGATCGGCAATCAAGTCCCTAACTTTACGACCAAACCTCACGGCAAGTTCTGTATTCATCGTGGCTTGAATAATCTTTAACTTTGGATTACGGCCCAAGAACCACGAGGGCATGAGATAAGAAGCCATCTCTGATTTCGAATGTCTGGGTGGCATGTTTACGATAAGTCTTTTTAGTTTGCCTTGTGCGATTAGCTCCAATTTTTCTGCAATGATTTTATGATGTCGCCCAACGATGAAACCTTCATATACATGTTGGGCATACGCTAGAAAATTTTTTTGAGCTATATCTCGGGTGTCCAGTTTGTTTTTCTGTTGCTCAAGCAGAAATACTTCTTGTAACACCTCTTTTGGTAAAGCATCTAAGTTCATGCCCAAACGATAATATATCCGAATGAATTTATCAACCCTGCATATATATGCGTGTGTGTGTACATGTATATATTAATAATCCCCTCCCCCCCTCTTTGCTTTTGTATATCTTGTACCTTTTGCCCTTAGTAACCCCAAAAGCATCTTGATTCGCAGAATCAACCTCCTTCTGTCGGTTGATTTGCTTCAGTACAAGAATAAAATAAAAATTATTATTTTTATTGTTATTTTATCCTTGTACTGAATCAAGTTCTGCTAAAGCAGCAGAACTTTTCTGCGAATCAAGATGCTTTTACCTTGTGCCATTTGGTGGGTCGCATAGGGCGATTTAACGCCCACACAGAGCCGAAACCAAAGGCAAGGCTACTAGGTAGCCTTGCCTTTACTTAACATTGTTAAGTAATAATAGTTAACAAGTTAATAAGAAAGTTCTTAACATATCCCATTTTATCTGATACAATATTTTCATTAACAACTAAAAGGAGACAGTTAATGAATACTAAACTATTGGAAGTAATCCAAACTTTAAAGAATATTGTTGATGACCAACATAAAACATTACTAGACCACGAAAGAAGAATTGGTATGCTTGAAACAAAACTTCAAGTATTCGCCAAAGTTTCAAGTGGTGTTGATCTCAACAAGATCGAGAAAGAAACTTTAGGAAAGAAGGAGGCAAACCAATGAAGTGTTGTATTTGCACCAGTGAGATCGATAAACAATACACTCCCCAAGGGGAGTGTTATTGGGAGCAAGGACATAATGCCATGCCAATAGCGAATGGCAGATGTTGTACTAAATGCAATGATACTGAAGTCATACCAATGCGTATGGCTTTCATTGCTTCTGGTCGTCCAATGCCAACAATCGCAATCAAAGACATTCTGAAAGAGCAACGCAAAGCAAGAGCTTTGGCAAAGGTGTCATTGAAAGCAATAACCAAAGAAGTAAATGAAAGGAAAAAGAAATGATAGACGACAGAGATTTTACTTACTCTTCTGATGCCGAATGGGACAGAGCAGACGCAAGACTCCAAGGAGAACTAAATCCAGAAAAGCCGTATGTGAATACGAACAGAGATGTCTGGCATGTGAATCCATTCTGGGGAAAGTATGACAAGCATGGTCGCCCTCTACAAAAAGAAGCACCATTCAAGGTAATCCCACATCCAGAAGATATAGAATAACCATCTCCTTTGGTTAACTAGAGGGGAGGAGTTGGCAACAACTCTTCCCTTTTTTTGTCCCTAGATTTATCCCCAGGCTTCACCCCCAGCATCCGACCCCTGGTTCTCCAGCAGCTGGGCCTCTGGTCTAGGAGTGCAAAACGCAAAGGTTCGCAAGGCTAATCTATGTTGTATTATCTGCTTGAGTATTGCGAACCTTTGCGTAGAGACCCATGAGATGGGTCGCAGTAATATGCTGGCAGCTGCGTCCAGAAGCGCCTGGAAGCAAAAGTGCAGAGGATTGCAAACTTTACTGGTTGTTTCGTTCTGTGAATATTGCAATCCTCTGCACTTTTACCTTGAGCCATGGGATAAAGTGGGTTAGAATAAACTATGATCTGTTTGACATAGTTGGTGACTTAAATTTCAATTAGCTTGAAGGAGATAAACTATGACAAGATTTTCAAAATTAAATGACGAAGAATTACATATTTTGGTGGACTTTAAAAATCGAGTTGCCGAATACACAGACGAGTGCGAATGTGATTCTTCATGCTTCCCAAATTCTAGAACTGTCTGCTCTGATTGTTCTCTTGCCGTGAACGAGGTTATTGAAGAAATCAATGACGAGATCAAGGACGCGGCTGAGCAAGATCGTTGGAGAATTGATGAGCGAGACGGCTACCTAGATGATGGTCAAACCTTTTACAATCATCATGAGGCTAATGACAGTTGGTTCAAAGATTAGGCAAATGCCCACGGAATTTCCGTGGGCATTTTTTTTGTCCCGGGCAGCTGCGGCCCCGGGATCCAGGTGTGCGTCTCGGGTTGCAAAAACGCAGAGGATCGCAAGGCGACCACTTCGTTTCCTCTGCGTTGAAAGGCTTGGGGTGGGTTGCAGATGGAGGCTGCGTCCCGGGATCCAGGCAACAGCCGTGGAAGCAAAATTGCAGAGGTTTGCAAAGCAACCACTTCGTTACCTCTGCAATGAAGAAACTTTGCGATTAGCAGAACCAAGGCAATCCAGCAGGTCGCCATATAGAAGGAAGCCAGGCGTGTCGTGGGACAGAATGGAGTTGCAAGGCTCTTGCAACGCAAGAGCCTTGCACAAAGTGCCACCTTCAAACAAATATATAACCGACTTAGAGGGTGCTTGAACCAAGAAAAAAGAAACATAATTATTGGCTTGTATCCTCAAATGCGTTGCAATTTGTGAGGGTTCGACCTTAAAAATGTTTCCTTTCGTTGGCGATTTTAACTCAATGAACAAGGGGAATTTTTCGTTAATAATTATTATATCGGGGAAACCACTGTTAAACTTATTTTCTATTTTTTGAATAAACGTCCCTTTTGGTAATTGCTTTTTTATATTTAAAAAAAAGTTTTTTTCTGTCATTTTTTACTTGCCTTCTATGGGATAATTTGGGATAATCCTGAGATAAGAAAGTTTAACATAATAAAAATAGAAAGGAAATATTATGGGAAATAGAGCAGTAATAAGTTTTAAATGTGAGGGTGTACCTAAAGAATATTCGCCTTCAATTTATCTGCATTGGAATGGTGGTCGAGATAGTATCGAAGGCTTTTTAAAGGCTCATAAAATTGCAGACTTTAGAAATGGAGATTATGGAATAGCTAGATTAATCCAATTAATTACTAATTGGTTTGGTGGTGGTTTATCTGTCGGAGTTGGTGTCTATTGTCAGATGGATACTGACAACGGAGATAATGGAGTTTATTGGATCAATCCTAAAACTTTTGAGATTGTTGATCGTGAATTTAAAAGATACAAAGAACAACTTGCCTATAATGTTCAAGAGTTTGCCGTTGATGTTTTAGAGAAAAGCGATTTAGCAACTCCCGAAGAAATCAAAAGAAAACAAGAGCAATCAGAAAATAATTGGGTTGATCTTAGAGCAACTTACCACACAAAAAAGGCAGTGTGATGGAAAGAATTGACTTTTGGGGTTTTGAAATAATTTACAAGATCCATGAGGAGATTGAAGAGGCAGAGGAATTTGCCTCTTCACAATATCAACATTTAAACCAAGAAGGAGAGAAAATTGAAAGCATTATTTATTAATCCAAAAGATAATTCATTCTCCGTCATTAATTATGACGGAGATTATCAGAGTATATATAAAATTTTAGATTGCAGAACTTTTGATGCCGTTTATCCATTTGATAATGAAGACACAATTTATGTAGATGATGAGGGTTTGTTAAAGGGTGCAAACTATCATTGGAATGTGATAACCGACAGAGGAAGGTTAATAACTCTCGTTGGGAAAGGTTTAGTTTTAGGATCAGATGCAGAAGGCGAAAGTGTAGATTGCAAAACTACCATATCAGAATTGGCTCAAAGAATTAATTTTATTGGGTGGAAAACAATTCATGATGATAACAGAAGTTTCGACATTGTATCTTTTAATTAAGATTGCAGTTGTCAAAGTAGTACACGGATCATTCGTGTACTATCTTGAAAATTGCAACAACAAACGAAAGGAAAAGACATGCAGATTTCAAAACTAGAGGTAAAAAATATCTCACACTATGCGAGGGGTTCAGAAGAAACACCTTGTTACAATGCCACAGTATATATCAATGGCAAAAAAGCAGTTGAAGTATCTAATGAGGGACAAGGTGGAAGTGATAGACAACACACATATCCCGAATGTGATTTTAGACTTCAAGACATTGATAAATGGTGCATTGAAAAGTTTGGTCAAGAGACTTGGGAATATGGTGGTAAAACCTATTCCACAGATCTAGACTTGGAGCATTACTGCCACCAAGAATTATATAATTGGCTTGATGCTAAATTGTTGAGGAAAGAACTAAAAAAGAAATATCTTTGTGTTGAAAAAGAAAAAGATGAAGAGTTTTTAGTTGGTTTTAAAAGACACTTACCCACAGAAAAAAGACATGATGATGAATTTGTCAGACATCTTGAAAGGAAGTATCCTCACATGGTTGGCAAGTGTCTTAACTTTTTACCATTCGATCAAGCACTAAAACTATTTAAGGAGTACACATAATGGAAGAAATTAGACCAAGCTCTTTGGAGTTAGCAAAGGCTTTAGAAAATTTTATTTATAATGAACTTGATGTAATTACGGAGAGTGATTGGTTTCAAGAAAAAATAGCAACAAAAGTGAATCAAATTTTGGATCATGAAACAGACAAGACAATGAAAAAATTAGGATTGGAGGAATAAAATGGGTAGATATTACAACGGAGATATTGACGGCAAATTTTGGTTTGCCGTTCAATCAAGTGATGATGCCGATTTCTTCGGAGTGCAAGGAGAAACAAGGTTTCTAGATTATTATTTTGATGAAGATAATAAGAAAGATGTTCACAAAGGTATACTTGAGTGTGATAGGTATTTGGGTAAATACAAAAAACTCTTAGATGACTTTTTTGAATCTCGTGAAGGCTATAACAACAAGATGTTAGTTGAGTATCTTGATGAAAAGGCACACCCTACAAAACATACTGAACAAGGAATTAAGTATTACTTGGAATGGTATGCAAGGTTAATTCTTGGTAAGAAGATTTATAACTGCATACTTGAACAAGGCAGTTGTAGTTTTGAGGCAGAATTATAATGCTTAGAACAATAGAAGATGCCGAAAAAGAATTTCAAGAAAAATTATGTAATCTTAGAAATTCAATTACCTATCAAAAACTATGTATAGTTTGTTCAAAAATCATGGAAATAAAAATACATAAACAAGGTAATGGCAAATCTAGAAAAACTTGCAGTAATACTTGTAGGTCAAGATATAACAGACACAAGGACAAATATAATGCTTAAACACCTAGACTTATGTAGTGGTATTGGTGGCTTTGCCGTGGGTTTTTCCATGGCAAAGTTATCCGAGCCTATCGCTTTTTGCGACACAGACAAGTTTTGTCAGAAAGTTCTTGCTAAAAACTTTCCAGGAATTCCAATCTATGATGATGTAAAGGAGATCGCAGATGACCCAACAAGATTTATTTCAGAAAGACCAGATATCCTCACGGGAGGCTACCCGTGTCAGTCCTTCTCGCAAAGTGGCAAAAGGCTCGGAACGGAAGACCCTAGATACATCTTTCCGTACTTGCATAAACTTATTGAACAAATCAGACCCACTTATTGTGTTTTCGAAAATGTTTATGGACACATCTCATTGGGACTTGACGAGGTATTGTTTGCAATGGAAAGCCTCAACTACCACACGAGGACATTTGTACTTCCGTCTAGTGCAATCGGAGCAAGACACAAAAGGGACAGACTTTGGATCATCTGTAGAAACTTGGGCGACCCCGACAACTATGGATTCCCTTCCTCCAAGAAGTGCAGAAGCGACCAAGAAGATGCAAGAGGGACACCGAAAAGGTCGCAAGAGACCGAGCAACTTGAGAGAACAAGTAGATCCCAAGACAATGGCAATGTATCCGACACCAACAACGAAAGGGTTCGGACATGCCTCGGAGGGACAGACAATGATCTTTCGAAAGAAAGTGGAGAGAGGAGAACTAACGGAAGCAGAAGCACAAGCCATGATGAACGGAGTGACCTTGAGACCACCACGAATGGAAGAGTGGAAGTTTCCAACACCGAACTCGGGACTGAAGAAACACAGTTACAATGGCAACAATCAGTATTACGAAAAGAGACTGAAGGACGGCAGACAAATAGACCTGGCACACAAGATGTATCAGATCGAGGGAGATGCAAGGCTCAATTGCGATTGGACGGAGTGGTTAATGGGGTATCCTATTGGCTTCACGAACCTAGAGGAGTCCCAAGAATTATCTCAAACCAACCCGACAGAGCCAACAGACTGAAGTCATTGGGTAATGCGATAGTTCCCCAAAATGCAATGTTAATTGGATTAGCAATTAAGAAGGAGATTGAAAATGCAACTTAAACAACTACAATTAGTTCATAAAGTCTTAGATGACTATGCCGATATTGTTTTTAATGACACAGATGACTATAGCGAAGAAACTCTTGTTGATGTGACAGAAGCATTAAGAACAATTAAAAAGGAGATTGAAAGGTTGACTTCTTGAAGGCAATTAATCTATGTTTGAGATGCACGGAGCAATATCGGGAATTGCTATTTGCCCAGGTCGGAGAGAGACCTCGCCCTTTCACTCTCTTCGACCACTTTATATTCACCTTCAAATGCAGAGGGGTGATTTTTCCTAATTTCAGAGAGCCTAGCTACAATCTCTTCACGAGAGAGTTTGTCTAAATTATGAGTTATGTTTGTTTCCCTACGATCAACGGCAAGACCACCAAGATTAGACCTGTACTTTTCTGCGTTCACGGCTGCAGAAAACTGTCCAGATTCTTCAGCGCCTTTGGAGAGATCTGCAAATCTCTTCAACTGACCCATCAGAGTAACTCCATATTTCCTTTCGTAATTTTCACGGAGTTCTTTGATGTGGTCAACTACGAGAGGAAAGTCTCTGCCATTAAGAAGCAAACTCGCAGTCTTTCGGGCCTGACCTTCAGAGTATCCAGCTCGTCTGGCACATTCAGAGTTAGAATAGGTCCCTTCGACTATGAGTTTAGAAAAAGTTTTCTGTCTATTAGTAAGTGGCATGACCCCATAGTAGAGTTTCTCCCATATTTTATCAATAAAAAAAGGAAAAAAAATGACGCGGTCGGCTTTGAAGTGTAACATCTGTAACCAAAGTGTAACCAACACCTATAAGCATACCAAGGGTTTGAACCCATTGGTTACAAGGTTACACTAGTTACACCTATTTTTAAAAAAATTTAGTAAGTAAAAAAATATGACAGAAACTATATGTGTAAGCAGTTAAGATAAAAAAAGTTATTATGCCTCTTGACTTATTTAATCCCATACATTAGGTATATATAAGTACTTATAATTAATAATAGGAGATATTATGGGAGGAGTAAAAGCACTTTGGGAGGACGCAATTCACGAAGTCATTGAAAAAGCAATTCATGGTGTACTAACCAAAAGAGAAGCTAAGAAAGAACTTGAGAGGTTAATCGATATTTATGAAGACGGATATCCATCTGACGAGTTGCAATGGATAGAAGAAGAAATGGGCGATATAGATGAACCTGTAAAATTTAAATCTTTGAATGTCCATGAAAATGTATACGGAGACCTTAAAGAGATAGCCAAAGAAGATAACAGAACTATTGCTGCGACAGTTGCTTTGCTTACAAGTAAGGCTAGATACGATAGAAGAAGACAAAGGTATGAAAAGTCTCAACAAGAAATGCAAGAACTTTTTGGACGCATGGATAAAGGATACAAAGGAGAATAACTATGAGACGAAGTGATATAGCAGGTCCTAGACTTCTGAATAAAAAAGTTAAATGTTATAACTGCCAGAAAGTTAGTAAGCCAGAGATAGTAAAAATGACAGGTACAAAGCCTGGAGAAAAATATACTGGTAATTTAACTGTCAAAAAAGAAATACCAGTGGTTGATATTGATGGCAAGGTTAGATACAACTACGAACTTTTCACTGGCAAATACATTCAAAAGTTTGGATACTTTTGTTCCGTGAACTGTGGTCTAGTGTGGGCCTGTCATACTATTCAAGAAAGATTTGATAGACGAAGAGAAAAGAATACTGGCATGTCAGACGAGAATAAAAATGTATTGTCAGTGTTTAAAGAGTCTCTGAAGAAGGTAGGCAAGTGATTTTAAAAAAAATTAATAGTCATGCAATAAGTGTTCCAAATGTCTGAGAACTTTATCTTTAAAACTACACCCTATGAGCATCAGTTAGAGGCACTCCGTAGAAGTTATAATAAAGAAAACTTTGCATACTTCATGGAGATGGGGTGTGGTAAATCAAAAGTTCTTATTGATAACATGGCATGGCTTTATTGGAACACAAAGATAGATACTGCTATTATTGTAGCACCCAAGGGAGTTTATACGAATTGGAAGAACAATGAGATACCAGCACATTTGCATGATGACATATCGTCAAAGGTATATATATGGAAATCCAATCTCAATAAAAAAGAAACCAAAGAGTTAAAAGCCTCCGTGGGCCATGAAGCAAGATCCCACTTACGAATACTACTAATCAATGTAGAGGCTTTTGCTACCAAGAAGATATTCAAGTTCCTTGATACGTTCACACACAGAAGCAATTTTTTAGTAGCAGTTGATGAGTCTACCACGATCAAGAACATTAAGGCGAAGAGAACTAAGGCACTGATAAAATTTGCCGAGGGAGCAAAGTACAAACGGATACTGACTGGGTCTCCGATAACAAAGTCGCCCTTGGATCTATACTCACAGTTCTTATTTTTAGATAAAAAAATTTTGGGGTTTGATTCTTACTGGTCTTTCCAAGGGAGGTATGCAGTTATTAGATCCATGAACGTAGGATCACATTCGTTCAACAGAGTTGTGGGGTATAAAAATTTAGATGAATTAAAAGGGAAGATAGCACCATATTCATATCGAGTAACAAAAGATGAGGCACTGGATCTGCCACCAAAGATATATACGACAAGGCAAGTTGATCTGACGATGGAACAAGAAAGACATTACCAAAGTATCAAGAACAGTTCAGTTGCGTTGCTTGAAAGTGGCGAGATGGTATCTGCTCCCGAAGTTATGACAAGACTTTTAAGGTTGCAACAGTTGTTATGTGGGTATCTTGTAACAGACGAAGGCGAGACAATACCTATAGAAAACAATCGGTTGTCCGTGCTTCTTGAAGTAGTAGAGGAGATGGAAGGCAAGGTTATTATATGGTCTAGGTTTCGTCATGACATAATGAAGATTTGCACTGTACTAAGAGGTTTATACGGAGATGATTCTACAGTGTCTTATTTTGGGGACACAAGTATGGCAGATAGAGATGAGGCAATCGCCAGGTTTCAAAACCCGGAAGATCCTACGAGGTTCTTTGTAAGTAATCCACAAACTGGTGGTATGGGGATAACACTTCATGCCGCTAAGAATGTAGTTTACTATTCTAACGACTTTAACCTGGAGTCGAGGGTACAATCAGAAGATAGGGCACACAGAGTTGGACAACATAATCCAGTGTTGTATGTGGACTTGGTAAGTCCAAACACAGTTGACGTTCACATAGTTAAGACACTGGTTAACAAAAATAAATTAGCCAACATAACATTAGGGGAGAGGGTATTGGAATGGTTAAAAGTATAAATCTAAGTATGGATTATTGTAGAGAATGTGGTGTGAAGTTGCCAGAGGTAAAGATTAAAAGATACATGAAGAGATACTGCCATGATTGCAGAGCCACTGGCAATTCTTCATTGAGAGATATCTACAAAGACATGCAAATGAGAAAGAATGTTAGAACAGAAGAAGATGAAGGCATTATGTTTGAGGACGATCCGAGAGCAGAGTATGAAGACAATGCAATATATAGGAGAAGAAAGTATGAGTAAGTTAAGAGGCGAGAAAATTGTAGGTAATGCTGGAGAGAGTTTGACAGTATTTAAATTATCAATGATGGGTTATGCGGCATCTTTGGTAAAACAAGATGGTGTTGACATAGCCGTGGTTGGTGGAGAAGGATTGAAGGTAGCACAACGAGTGGAAGTGAAGACAGTTCTACAAAGAGATGACATGGCTAGGTATTCTTTCACCATATCAAAAGGCAAGGACAAAAGATGTTACACAAGAAAAGATTGCGATATCATAGCACTGGCGGCACTGGACATAGAGTCTGTGTTATTCTTTCCAGTGGAGTCATTCACAAGTAACAGGTCATTGAGTTTGACTATGAATGATTTTCGTAATCCATCAGATGGAGAAGAAGGTGTCCACTTTCAAATGGCATTGGTATATAGCCAAAACATGCAGGCAGAAATACTGAAGATGGACAAGCTAAAAAAAGAATATAAAATTTATGAGAAAAAATAAGATTTTATGTTTGACATCTTTGAGAAAAAAATGGTAAAACAAAAAAATATAGTATCTCCATGCTATATAGTTGTTAATAAGTGCTGGGTAGGTGTTCCTTTCCTCCTACCCACATCTTATATGGGAGTATTGAATGGACACAGATAAATATAAGTCAATAGCAGTTGGTATCGAGACTTGGAGAAAACTCAATGAGTTAGCCAAGGAAAACTACAGATCTGTGGGTGGTACAATAACTTATTTGACTGAAAAAGAATACGAGTCTAGTGCCGCTGGCATTAGGAAAAAACTCGTTGACGAGAGAGTATAGTATCTATACTCTCTAATAACCGCCGAAGGGCATAAACTTTAACGTAGAAGGAGAGAACGATGAGTGATGTGTATTCACTATTCGAGCAAGAGGCTGCTGACCCTCAAGCATTTAATCAAGTCAGAGAAGGCGACACTAAAAGTCTATCGTCTTTAATCCGTAGATCTGTTGACTTAAATCAACAAATCAAAGATACCGAAGCACAACTAAAAGACCTACAACAGAAGAAGAGATCTGTTGATGAGGAAGACATACCCTCATTGATGGAGACCATGGGTGTTGAAAGTCTTACAGTTGACGGCAACAAAGTTTCAATCGATAAGTTTGTTTCTGCGAGGATACCCGAAACTAGGAAACAAGAGGCTTTCCAATTTCTTAGAGAAGTTGGAGAAGGAGATCTTATCAAGAACGAAGTTGTTGTAAGTTTCAGTATGGGTCAAGATAATCAAGCTGGTTCTGTAGTTGCAGATCTTGAGAATAAAGGTTTTGCACCTGTCAAGAAACAGCATGTACATCCAATGACTTTAAAAACCTGGGTAAAAAATAGAATTGAAAGTGGTAAAGAAATAGACTTTGATCTATTTGGAATATACCAGGGCAACCGTGCTAAGATAAAGGGAGGTCAGTGATGAACCAAGTTGCACAGAAAAAGACCACTCAAGTGGTAGTATCAGAGTTAGATAAAATGTTAGAAGCTGACTCTGGTATTGGTCTTGAAAATATCACTACGGAAGATATGCAGATACCTTTTATAAGGATTATCCAAGCATTATCTCCACAATTACAAAAGGACGATCCTTTGTATATCAAAGGTGCAGAACAAGGCGACATCTTTAATACTGTCTCGCAAGAGATATATAAGCAGGATGAAGGTGTTACTTTGGTTCCAGCTTTTTTTGAGAAGAAGTTTTTAGAATTTCAACTTAGATCAAGTGGTGGTGGTTTTGTAAGAGAACTAGCTGCAGATGATAAAGACATAACTATGACAAGCCGTGAGGGTACAATCGAGATGTTACCCAATGGCAACGAGTTAGTCAGAACCCATCAACATTTAGTGATCGCAAAGTCTGCCGATGGAACTATTGCACCGAGTGTTCTTGACATGAAGAAGACACAATT